TTGAGGAAGATGTTGCCGGCCAGCAGATACAGCAGGTAGATGCCCAGCAGGACGTAGGCAGGAACGCGCCATCGACGAAGCCGGTGCGGGATGTGCGCGGAAACAGGGGGCATCTACTGCTCAAAAGGTTGGAATTTCCGCAACTATTACGGAGCGGATGGCGGTGGCGCGTGAAGCAGCTACGGGGCCGGAGCTCGATTCTGGTAGTGTGCGGCCTGGTCATGACCACAGATCTGCAGGAGACGCATGGAGATCCGGCCCGCCCGCGCAGGCGATTTCGACGTGATGTGGGGCATGTTCAAGACGGCCATTGCGACGCAGGATGCGCTGCCCTTTGCCGGCTCTTTCGCCGTCGAGACGTTTCGCGCGCATTGGTTCCAGGCCCAGGCGCCTCATGTAGCTGTGCTGGAGGGCCGGGTGGCGGGCATGTACAAGATGGGCCCGAACTTCCCTGATCTGGGGGCGCATGTGGCCAGCGCCACGTATGTGGTGGATGCGCCGGCACAGAGGCAAGGCGTGGGCCGGGCGCTGGTGGAACACAGCCTGGAGCGGGCGAGGGCGGAAGGATTCCTGGCCATGCAGTTCAATTACGTGGTCAGTACCAACGGCCCGGCGGTGGCGCTGTACCGGAAGCTGGGGTTCGACGTGGTCGGGACGTTACCGAAGGCGTTCCGGCACGGTCAGTTGGGGTTGGTCGATGTCTTCGTGATGCACAGGTTCCTGTAGTGCCGTCGCCGGGCCGGTCGCCTCAATCAGCGTTCTTTGGGAGCGTGATGACGAATGAAGTGCGACCATCCCGCCATCGCCCATGGACCTTGCCGCGGTGCGCGTGGCAGATTTCCCGCACCAGGAACAGGCCGAGGCCCAAGCTCGCGTGTTCGCCTTGTGACGCGTTGTGCGAGCCTCTGCGCAAGGGATCGAACAGACTGTTGAACGCTTCGTCCGATAGTTCGGCCCCGGTGTTGCTCACCGTGATCATGATCTGGTCGACGAGGCCCTCAAGGCTGATCCGCACATCGGTGCCGTGTTCTCCGTACTTTGCAGCGTTGGTCGTGAGGTTGTGAACCGCCTCGCGCAACGAAGAGGCATCGAAGCAACCGCGGGCATCGCCTTCAGCCTCATACTTGATGGGGACGTGGGGCAGGGCAGCGCGAAGCAATTCGACTTCCTCGCCAAGCGATTGGGCAAGATCGCAGTCCACCGGATGAATGGCCATGCCATCGCCCAGCTTGCTGCGGCTGTAAGCCAGCAGGTCGTCGAGCAGCTTGTTCATGCGCATGCTGCCATTGATGATCCGCTAGGCCTGCCTGGACAATGCCGGATCCTGCAGCCCACTGGCCAGAGTGTCCGCCGAGAACATGACCGCTGCCAAAGGACCTCGGAGATCATGCCCGAGCGCTGCCAGGAAGATCTGCCGCCAGGATTCGACCTCGGCAGAGAACTGAGCAAGGGATTCGGCGACCGCCTGGTCGATGGCCTCATTGAAACGAAGAATGCCACCGCGTCTTCGAGGATTTCCCGCGCATTCCGTTCGATAAAATCAGCCAGGCGCATCGCCAAACCCGTCCTTAAGTGGTGCGTCGAGCCTACACCGGCGGGCCTGCATGCTGGGTGAGAAGTTGGCGCCATGGAGCCTGGTTCTGCGGGCGTTGGGGGGATTACTTGAAGGGGAGCAGCTTGCGGCCAGGACTGGACTGGTTGGGGTTCGTATGGGCAGAGCCCTTTGTAACATAATATACATACCGCCGTTGTCGGTAGCGCTAACCGCCTGAATTTGGGCGGTTTTTGCGTTTGCGAGACCCGGCATCGACAGCGCTACCAGCGCGACGACCGCAGCCGCCGCGCTCATTCGGTCCAGCATCAGTCGCCATAGGGCACGTTCCGTTGCAGAGGTCGCCCGCTCGGCGTGGATCATCGCGATCCAAGTGGGGCCATCCAGCTTTGCCAGTGCGCAGATTTGCGCAATTCGTTCATCTGCCAGTGGCGTGTCGCCTTTCCGCCACCTGGACACAAGCGAACGCGTGACCGTCAGCCTCTCGGCCAAAGCCATGTCTGACGCGAGATTCAAGCGAATTTTCACGTTGTCAAGTAGTTCGTTGACGGCGGTCATGGCGGCTCCAGTTGATCGATCAGTTGACACGTGTTTCCCGATCAGTTTACATGCGCCACGTTGAGTGATCACTCAACACCCGCCACCGACACCCCAAGGCCGCTGGCGGGTTCTCTTGGGGCTTGGGGTAGGGGAACAGGGATGATCGATCCGCTCATTACCTTCGCGCTGTTGGGGGCCATCGTGGCCTTCTCCATCGGCTGCGCAAAGCTCGTTTCGTGGCTGCTGGATCGGCGTGATTACACCGCCTCGCAGCAGTCCCACGAAGCCCAGGTCATCGCACTCGCACGGGCTGAGATTGCCGCCACCAAGCGTGGCGATCTGCTGGCCGCAGCCACGTTCGCCGAAGAGCAGGAGCGCGCCGCATGAGCAGGTATCCCTCCTTCGCCGAACTGGCCGAGTTCGATATGGGCCTCACGGCGTGCGCTGTGTTTGTCGCGCTCGTTCTCGGTGTGGCTGTCGTCTCCATCGTCATCGAACAGGCATGGCTGGCGCTTCGTCGCCTGTGGAATCTCCGGAAGGATCGCTCCAATGGTCGGTGATCGCGCGGTGCTGGCCGGGTCGGGACTCCCCTCGTCTAACAGGGGAGTCAGTGAATTCAGGAACGCCGATGGAACCCTGACGGTCGGCATTGACTGGTTTTCCGCCTCGGTGGACATGTTCGCGGTCCTCAACGAACTGGCCTTCCGCGACGGCGACTCGTTTGAAGAGGTCCGCAACTGGATCGACTACAGCGCCGATAACGCCCGTGTCATCGCGTTGCAGATGTTCTGCTGGTTCTTCGCTGGGCTGGGCCTTGAACTGGATGAAGTAGCCGGGGGAGGGCGCTTCTACCTGTGGCGCGTCAAGATCATCAATGCCGAAAAGAAGTTCGTGGGCATGATCGAGTTGGGTGGCGACAACTGCCGCCGCGCGGATGGCACGTATACGGCCCGCATCGAGCTAACCGGCGAAGGGTGCAAATCGATAGCCGCAGCGCGCTGCGGCCATGCGCAGCGGTGGCTGGAGCTTCGAGCGAAGCTCGAAAGCTGCGGAGGAAGGATCACCCGTCTTGACGTATGCGCCGACGACCTGATGGGCAAGTACCCCTTGCGCCTGGCACAGAAGTGGTACGACGAAGGCGAGTTCGACAATCGTGGCCAGCGCCCGAAAGCGCAGCTGGTTGACGACTACGACAGTGGGGACGGCAAGACCCTGTACGTCGGCGGCAAGAAGTCGGAAAAGCAGTTGCGCGTCTATGAGAAAGGCCGGGAGTTGGGCGACAAGGCCTCACCGTGGGTGCGCTATGAAGCACAGTTCCGCGCGTCCAACCGCAAGGAATTGCCGCTCGATCTACTCCGCGATCCTGCCGCGTACCTGCTGGGCGCGTATCCCGTGCTGCGCTTCCTGCGCTGCATTTCTTCCCGCATTGACGTCACCAAAGCGGCGGCGGTTGCGACGTTCAAGAGCGCATGTCGCCACTTCAAGCGCCAATACGGCGGCTTCGTCAATTTCGTGTTCCGCACCTGCCCAGATGAAGAAGTGGCGGTGGCGGTCTTCAAATCCTGCACTTCGCCAAAGCTGCCGAAGTGGGCAACAGGAGACGTAGCAGCGAACTGGGCCACAAGCGTGGTCATACAACCAACCTGAAAGGGGTAACGAAATGATCAAGGTCACCGTACTGGATTCGCAGATCAACGAGCGTGGCGGCAGCTTCACCAACGACCGCAACGAGAACGTTGAATTCACCACCCGCAAGCAGCGTGGCAAGCTGGAGGCGGACGGCTTCGCCTATCCGTTCGACGTGCGCCTGGACAAAGGCCAGCCCGGCTATCAGGCAGGCGAATACGAGCTGGACGTTCCGGCCATGCTGCAGGTCAACAAGGGTGTTGCAACCCTGAGCAAGTTCACCGTGCTGCGCCCGCTGCAGAAGGCTGCACCGCGCCCGGCTGCGCAGGCCTAAGCCATGGCGCGGTACGTCTACGAGTGCCTGCAATTCAACGAACAGACCGGCACCTGTGAGCAGGCTGGATTCGTGCCGCGCACCGATATTCCCGCACTTACCACTGCCGAGGTGTCGGGGTTGTTGTCCATGGTTGCGGTGTGCTTCGCCGTGGCATGGGCATACAAGCAGTTAGGCAGGTCCGTTCGCAACTAACTCAACTACGCAAGGGGATCATTATGGATCTGGATTACAGCGCTGCACTCACCGTTCTGGCCGGTCTGGCAGCGGGTGTCGCCGCCATCGGCACCGCCAAGCTGGCACCGGCCGCAATCGCGGTTGGCTACAAGTGGTTCAAGGCTGCGATCTTCGGTTGATCGCAGTAGCACCGGGGCCGGGCAATCCGGCCCCTTTCTATGGGGGATTGGTGATGCTCGGCCTATTCGTTCTCTGCGTCGGCAGTGCCGCGCTCTACATCGCATTTGGTGACTGAATGCTCCGCACCCTGGCCTTGCTGGTGAGCCTCTTTGTCGTGCCATTGACCGCTAGCGCGTTCGACATGGGCGAAGCGATGGTGTCTTGCCAGAAGAGCCCGCAGTTCAAGGCGGGCAACTCCACCAAGCAATGCGTGGTCCTGCCGAAAAACGCCGAGGGAAAGTGCCGTGTGGCGGTTCCCGCTATCGGCGGCGGCTACATCGAATCCAGCTTCATCGCATACAACTGCGACAAGAAGTGCGAGGACCGCCCCGAGGAGTTCGGCTGGGAGGGCGGCAGCACGGCCGGATCAGTCAACGTCTGCAACAACGGATGCATGTATGCCAGCTCGCTCGATCCGCAAGGTGCAGCGGGCTTCAGCTACCAGCCTACAGGAGGTGTCTGCCATACCTCTGACGCACCCGAACCGAAGCCCGTTGGCGATGGCGGTGGCGATGATGGCGGCGGAGGCGGTAGCGAAACAGGCGGTGGCGACGGTGGTGGCGACGGCGGTGGTAGTGATGGCGGTGGCGATGGGGGAGGGGGCGGCGGCTCTGGGGGTGGTAACGGGGGCGGCGACGGCGGTGGCGGTGGTAGCGGGGATGGTGATGGCGACGGGGACGGCGATGGCGATGGCGATGGCGATGGCGGCGAGAATCCAAGCCTCCCCGGCGATCCGCAGTATCCGGGCGATGTGCCCATGCCCTACATGGATCCACCCATTCCCAGCAGCTACCAAGGGCAGTGGTCCAGCGGCCTTGGCGGCGGGTCTTGCCCGTCACCCCGGACCATCAATGTATCGCTCGGCGGCTACAGCGCCGCCATGGTTTTCGAGTTCAAGCCGCTGTGTGATTTCTCTCGGTACATCCGCGGCATGGTGATCGCATTCGCGGCCATCGTTGCTGCCTACATCGTTCTGGGGCTCAGAAGATAATGCCTTGGCTTGCCGCCTTCCTTGTCCAGCTCCTGGGCAACTCTCTCGCACGTGTTTTGACCGGCGCGGGCCTCGGGCTTGCGACCGGCGCCGCGCTGCTTCCGCTGGTCAAATCAGCATTGAACCTTGTCGTCTCCTACTGGGGCGGCATTTCCGGTGACCTCGCCAATGTGCTGCTGCTCGCAGGGGCAGGGGAGGCCATCACCATCGTTGGCTCTGCCATGGTCACCAAGGTCGTGATTGACGCTGGCAAAGTCGCAGTTCAGAAGGCCGCATCCAAATGATGTATCTCATTTCCGGCCAGCCCGGCAACGGCAAGACCCTGCGCGCCATGAGCATGGCGCAGGAGTTCTACGAGCAGAATCAGCAAGCCGTCAAGGAAGGCAAGGCGCAGCCGCGACGGTTCTTTACCAATGTCGCAGGTGCAACCACCGAGGAGAATCCGGACGCCTTCCCGTGGTTCGAGAAGCTGCCTGATCACAACGACTGGACCCAGCTTCCCGATGGTTCCTTCGTGCTGTACGACGAAGCGCATTCGGATGGCAACACTCAGGGGCTGGAGCGCTATGGCAGGCTGTTCCCGTCCACCGGCAAGCCCGGTGAATCGGAAGATCCACGCATTCGCTCGATGTCCACGCACCGGCATCGTGGCTTCGATCTGGTGTTCGTCACCCAGTGGCCCAGCAAGATCCACCACCAGGTGCGCAGCCTGATCGGTTCGCACACCCACATGAATCGTGCGTTTGGCATGCAGCGGGCTGGTGTTCTGACGTGGACCCGCGTGCAGGCTGATCCCTACGACGAACGGATTCGCGACAAGGCTGAGGAAGAAATCTGGGTCTACCCGAAGAACCTCTATGACAGGTATCGCAGCGCAACGCTGCACACGGCCAGCCACAAGTTCAAGGTGCCGAAGCGAGTCTGGCAGGGCCTGTCAGTAGCAGTCGCCTTGATAGGCATCCTGTGGCTGGGATGGCTGTTCCTGATCAAACCCTCCAACGCACAAGCTGCGAAAAAGGAAGAGCAGGGGGCCGAAGCTTTGCCGGCGGCAGGTGCCCTGGCGCCCTTGGGCGCGGGCATGCCGGCGGCACGGCCCCTCACCCGCGAAGAGTACGTGCAAAAACACAAGCCACGTGTGGAGTTCCAGCCGTGGTCTGCACCCGCCTTCGATGATCGAACTGTGCAATCGCAGCCCGAGCTGTACTGCATGGCTTCCGGCACGACTGAGCAGGACACCACTTGCACCTGCATAACGGAGCAGGGCACCAAGGCTAAGATCTCGATCCCTGTGTGCGTGGCGATCGCGCGCGATGGACCGGCCTACAACCCGTATCGCGCACCGCGCCAGGAATCGGATTCAAGTCAGGATCACCCAGCTCGCGGCATCGCTCAGTCCACACCATCGGGCACGCCTGAGCCGTCGCCATTTGCGCTAGTTGAGGTTGGGAAGCGCCCCATGGGGACGTTCCCGGAGACGCCGCCTTATCCGGCTACCTTCTGATTAACGTGACGCGTCACGGGGTGCATGTGGATGACACCTGTGCCCAGCCATTCTCGATTCGGCGAAAGGTCTGTCCATTGATGCAGCGATGCCCCGGAGGCAGGGCCTTCGGCCGCTTCTCTCGTTCTGCGGCTTCGCGCCTCTCGCGGACCTCACTGATTGGCACGGTCTGAGTCATTTGGCGAGCGAGCGCTTCTCCGGCTCGCTCCTGTTCCTTCATGACAGCGTGTCCTGCCAAGCCCAGGACACCACATGTCGCCAGCAGTAGCGCGCTACCACCGACGAACACCCCAAGTGCGACTTTCCAGACCAAACCCGTTGAATTCGCCATCTATGGCCCCCCAAGCAATCCGGAGGACATTCTACGGGGTGTAGGGGCAGCGCCCCTACGGAAGCGCCTCACACGCGCTGGCGAGGCATCGGCCCCGGCACCGGCAGGACACCTGCAACCGGGTCGGCGTCGGGACCAGCGGTCACCCCGGAAGACCGCTTTGCGCGCCGATGAGCAACCTCAGCCAGGTCAACGATGCCCGCACGCCCAAACGGCCGTTTCTGGCCGCCTCGGGCAATCTCCATCATCCGGCGCCATTCCTGCGCCTGTGCCGCCAGCAGGGAGAGCCAAGCCAGATCCTGCGGTTCCAGCTCACGGCCCTCGGGTGTGACCAGTCGGCCAGCCTTAAACGAAAAACCGGCCCAAGGGCCGGTTAGGTTGCGATCACGCACAATCAGGCTCCATGCCACAGCAGGGCCAAGGGTCGAGGCAAGATGCGTGCCAGCCAACCCCGGATCGCTCTGAACATAATATACATTATGCGAAATGCCGTATCCGCCGAATCTGGGCCTTTGTTGGCTCCGCATGGCAATGGCTGGGCCTCTGGTGACGAAGCAGGTAAATCTGTTACCAAGCGCCAAGTAAAAGTGTTACGTGTTCGAACACGGCGCCGTCGGAACGTGAGCCTTTGCTCATCATCCTACGATCCTATTCCGGCCTGGCATGCCGAGTG